AGGCGCTGACCGGCGACCTTTCGACCGTGAACTTCAGCTCGGCGCGCATGGGGCGGGTCGAGATGGATCGCAACGTCTCGGGCTGGCAGCACAAGATGCTGATCCCGTCGCTGCTGAACCCGCTGGGCAGCTGGATCATGGAAGGCTGGGCGAACGACCTGTCGCGAATCGGGGATGACGGGGCCGCGTCGCTTTTGGCGATGCAGGGCCGGGTGCGGCTGGATTGGGTGCCGCCGCACAAGGTTCTGGTCGATCCGACGCGCGAGATTCCGGCCCTGATCGAGGCGATCGAGGGCGGCCTCGTCTCACGGCCGGGCGTGGTCCGGTCGCTGGGGCAGGACCCGGAACGGCTGGACGAGGAAATCGCCAAGGACAACGCAAGGATGGACGAGCTCGGGCTGAAGTTCTCCAGCGATTTCCGCCATGCGGTGGCCAGGACGGCCCGAAGGGTCGCAACCGACGACGAGGCCGACGACGAGGCGGCCCGCGAAATCCGCCGCGATCCTGCGGCCAAGGCAACCCTGCCGCGCCGCGCCCGGCGCGATGCGAAAGGCTGACATGATGAACGAGATTCTGCTTTACGGCACTGTCGGGTCTTCCTTCTGGGACGAGGAATATTTTACCGCCAAGATGGTGCGCGATCAGATCAGGGGCATGTCCGGGCCGCTGACGGTGCGGATCAACTCCGGCGGTGGCATCGCGACCGAAGGCCAGGCGATCTATACCGCGCTGCGGAGTTATGACGGCCCGGTGGATGTCGTGATCGAAGGCGTGGCCGCCAGCGCCGCCAGCCTGATCGCCATGGCGGGCGATACGATCACCATGACAACCGGATCCATCCTGATGATTCACGATCCGGCCACATGGTACACCGACGGTCGCGGCACGGAAGAAGACCACCTTCACACGGCCCGCGCCCTTGGCATCATCGCCAACGCCTATGCCGGAATCTATGCCAAGCGCGCCGGGCTGAGCGTCGAGGCCGCGCGCGAGATCATGAAGGCCGAAACCTATTTCGACGGGCCCGCCGCCCTTGAGGCAGGATTTGCCACCGCCATCGACGACGAGGCCGACGAGATCGCTCCGGCGGCCTTCGACTATCGCATCTACCGGCATGCGCCCAAACGCCTGCTGTCCGCCGCAGGCGCCCTGGTGCGCAATCGGCCCCGCGAAACGGTTCTGGCCATGCTGGCCGGTGCCGCCATCACCCGCAAGAATGGAGGTCACCCCATGCGGAAATCCCAGGTGAAGGCGGCTACCGCCGCCGAAGAGGAAGACGAAGAGATGCTCGAAGAGGAAGAGCTTCGGGCCAAGAAGGCCAAGGCCACCGAGGACGAGGACGAACCCACGGCCGAAGAGGACGAGGACGAGCCCACGGCCGAAGGTGACGAGGACGAGGACGAGCCCATGGCCGAAGAGGACGAGGACGAGCCCAAGGCCAAAGGCAAGGCCAAGGCCAAGGCCAAGGCGCGCGCCCGGCGCCCCGCCGCCAGCGGCGCCGTCGCGACGCAGATCATCGACCTCTGCACCGCGTCGGGTCAGTCGATGGCCACGGCCCGCAACCTGATCGCCAAGGGCTACACCCTGGCTCAGGCGGTGCGTTATGTGTCCGACAAGGCTGCAAAGGAGAAGCCCGTGACTGCATTCATCCGGCCCGGCGCGCCCACGGCCCGCATCACCCGCGACGAACGCGACACGGCCCGCATCGGCATGGAAGGCGCGCTGGTGGCGCAGATGTCGGGGGCACGCGAGGTCAAGGGTCCGGCCCGCGACTACATGACCCACAGTATCGTGGACATGGCGGCGGCCAGCATCGGCCATCGCGATCCGATCCGCTCGGCCGGGGATCGTCTCGACGTGATCCGCATGGCGCTCGGGTCGAACTCGACCAGCGATTTCCCGGCGGTCTTCGAGAATGCGCTGAACAAACGCATGCTCGACGCCTATGAAAACGCCCCGATCACCTATCGCGCGATCGCGCAGCGGATGGACTTCACCGATTTCCGGCCGCACCCGATCAGCGCCATCGGTGATTTCCCGGGCCTGCAGGAAATCGGCGAAACGGGCGAGATCAAGGCCGGATCGACCTCGGACAAGAAAGAGGTCCTGCAGCTCAAGCCCTTCGGGCGGCAGATGATCATCAGCCGCCAGATGCTGGTGAACGATGATCTGGGCGCGATCGACCGGCTGCTGGCGTCCCGTGGCCGGGCGGTCGCGGCATGGGAAGAGCAGTATTTCTATGCCATGATGCTGTCCGGGGCGAACGCCGATGGCGTGACCCTGCTGGAAACCACCCGGCAGGTCTTCAACACCACCGACGGGACCAAGGCCGCTGCTGCGGCCGCGATTGTCCCGACCTCGATCGCACTGGGCTACAAGGCCCTGCGCGAAAGAAAGGGCATCGGCGCGGATGCAGCCTACCTGAACCTGACCCCGGCGATCCTGCTGACCGGTCCGGCCAAGGAATTCGAGGCCCTGCAACTTCTGGCCCCGATCCAGGCCGCGCAGGCATCGAACGTGAACCCCTATTCGGGCAAACTGCAGCAGGTCACCAGCCCCTACATCACCGGCAACGCCTGGTACATGTTCGCGGATCCTGCCGATGCGCCGGTCTTCGCCTATGGCTATCTCTCGGGCGAGGAAGGTCCGCGCATGCGGATGGACGAACCCTTCGGCACCCAGGGCGTGGCCTACTCGATCGAGGAAGACTTCGGCGTCGGTGCCGTCGACTTCCGCGGCGGCTACAAGAACGCCGGGGCCTGATCCGGGCCAGCCTGATCCTTCGACCTGACGAAAGGGCGGCCGAAAAGGTCGCCCTTCGTCGTTCACCCCATCATCGCAGGAGAATCCCATGCGGAACTTCATCCAACGCGGGGACGTGATCACCGTTCCCGCCCCCGCCAATGTCCTGTCGGGCGCTGGCGTTCTGGTCGGCAGCCTCTTCGGTGTCGCCGGTCATGATGCCCTCTCGGGCGCCAACGTGGATCTGCACGTCACCGGCGTGTTCAGCCTTCCCAAGGTCGGCTCGCAGGCCTGGGTGGTCGGCGCGCTGATCTACTGGAACGGCACTGCCTGCACCAACGTCGCCGCGAGCAACAAGCTGATCGGCGTGGCCGCGGCGGCTGTCGGGTCGGGTGCTAACGAAACCATCGGCCTGGTGCGCCTGAACGGTGCCGGGATCACGGCCTGACCATGACCGCCTTTGCCGCCGCCACGGCGATCCTGTTTCGGGATCCGAACCTGTCCGTGGCGGCGGAATTCTTCGCGGGCGGCGCGGGGCCCGGACAGCCGGTCCGGGTGATTCGCCGTCGCCCGGACGAGATCGCGAATTTCGGATCCTCCCGGGCCGCCGTGCCGACCCTGGTGATCGACGCCCGCACGAGCGACCTGCCCCTGGTCGAACGCGGCGATGTCTTCCAGATCGCCGGAGACGCCTGGAAGGTGCAGGCCGCACCGCTGAAAGACCGCGAAGGCCTGACCTGGCGGATCGAACTGGCCCCGGTGCTTGGCTGATGCGCATCGTCGCCGAAATCACCCATGACCTGCCCGCCTGGGCAGAGTCGAACATCGACCGCTATGCCGCGGGCGTGACCCGCGCCATCGGCAAGGCGGCGACTGTCGTCAAGCAGGATTTTCGCGGGCAGATCGAGGCTGCGGGACTTGGCCGCCGTCTGGCCGGAACCATCCGGTCGCAGGTCTATCCGCGCGGCGGGGTCAGCCCGAACGCGGCGGCGCTGATCTGGTCGAAGGCCCCGGAGATCGTCGGGGCGCATGAACGCGGCGCGCTGATCCGGTCGTCCAGCGGTTTCTTCCTGGCGATCCCCACGCCAGCCGCGGGCCGGGGCACGCGCTCCGCCCGTCTGACTCCGGGGGAATGGGAGGCGCGGCGTGGCATTCGGCTGCGACTGGTCTATCGCCAGAACGCCCCCAGCCTTCTGGTCGCCGACGGGGCACGGCTGAACGCGCGCGGCCTGGGGGTGGCGTCGCGGTCCAAGACCGGGCGCGGGGCTGCGACGGTGCCGATCTTCATCCTGCTGCCGCAGGTGCGGCTGCGCAAGCGGATCGACCTGATGCAGTCCGTCAGATCGCTGAACCTCGCGGGCTGGATCAGGGCCGAAACCAGGGGGGGCGGCTGATGACAAGACGCGAACAGGTACTTGCCGCCCTCGCGGAGGCGCTTTGTCTGCCGGGCATTCATGCCCGCCGCAACGATGCCGACCTCAACGCGCTCGGCGATGAGGGGCTTGTCGTGCTGCACGACGGCAACCCGGGCCAGCCCGAAGTGACGCTGTCGCCGCTGGAATACCATTATCGCCACCGTGCCGAACTCGACGTGCTGGTGATCGACGACGGCGACGCCTTCGACCGGCTGGCCGAACGGATCGGCGCGGCGCTTGCCGCCGACCGCACCCTGGGCGGGCTTTGCGACTGGATCGAGGCCGAGGCCCCGGCCCCGTCCGATGTGCCGGTCGAGGGCGCGCAGCCGATCCGGGCCGCGACGATCATCGTGACGCTTTACTATTCCACGCCCGACCCGCTGGGCTGATCCACGAAAGGACGAAAACATGGCACGCGCTTATGGATCGCGGGCGCAGATGGCGCTGGCGTTCGAAACGACCTATGGAACTGCGCCGGTGTCGGGCTTCATTCAGATGCCCTTCGCCAGCAGCGGGCTGGGTCAGGAACAACCGCTGATCGACAACGAGCTGCTCGGCTTCGGCCGCGACCCCTTGGCGCCCACGCGTGACGCGATCAGCGTGGACGGCGACATCGTCGTGCCCGTCGATGTGGTGGGCATCGGTCACTGGCTGAAGGCGCTGTTCGGCCCGCCCGACACCACCGGCAACACGCCCAAGGTGCATACGTTCGAGTCCGGCAACTACACCCTGCCGTCGATGTCGATCCAGATCGCCAACCCGGAAGTGCCGCGGTTCGAGATGTTCAGCGGCATCCGGGCCAACAGCCTGCGGATCGAGGCAACGCGCAAGGGTCTTTTGCAGGCGACCGTGGGACTGATCGCCCAGGGCATGGCGCCGTTCGGCACCAACCAGGCGGGCACG